GCATTCCCCGCCCCCGTGACCCTGGTGGAGCCCTGCACCAACGGCGTGTTCATCGCCGCAGACCGCACCTACTGGGTTGACGGAGAAATCACCCAGGCCACGCTGCAGCCAAAGCTGCCATACGGCGCTGTGCCGCACTCGTCTGCGCGGCACATGCGGCGCCCAGAGGTGGCGTACTGGATCGGGGAAAAAGGACTCGTTGTTGGCACGCCGGATGGCGCTGTGCAGGTCATGCAGGAGGCGCAGCTTGCGCTGTCCGGCGGACCCGCTGGCGCCTCCCTGGTGCGCGAGAGCGAGGGGATGCAGCACGTCATTACCGCTGTGCGCGATCCCATGGCAACCACAGGCGCGTGCAGCAGCTACTTCGACGCCGAAATCATCCGAAAAGGAACCACACCGTGAACCACGACCAGCCCATCAACGCCCACGCAGGCGTCAACTACACCATCGAGGTCATCCGCGGCGGCGCCGTGGTGGACAGCGAGACGGTCCACAACCTCATGCCCGAAGAAGGCCGCAACCACGCGGTATCGGTCATCACCAAGGGCGCCACGCAGGCGCCCACCTGGTACATCGGCCTGTTTGAGGGCAACTACGTGCCGGTCGATGCTGATAAGGCTGCGACTTTCCCGACCGTGGCCACCGAGTGCACCGCCTACCTGCCAGCCACGCGCGTGGAGTTCAACGAGGGCGTGGTTGCGGCCGGCACGGTGGACAACACCGCTGCCCGCGCCGAGTTCACCTTCACCGGGGCGAAAACCGTCTATGGCGCGTTCCTGGTGTCGGCCCAGGCCAAAGGCGCTGTCACCGGCGTACTCATGTCGGCCGCCCGCTTCACTGCACCCAAGGTGCTGCAGATTGATGACGTGCTGCGCGTGACGGCCTCGTTCTCCCTGACCTCGGCATAAGGAACCGCCATGACGACCTCTATCTCCCCAGGGCTGCAAGGTCAGCTCCTCAACGCTGGCGGCTTCAAGGAAGTCATGGACGGCGCAGAGTTCCGCATCTATGCGGGCCTGGTGCCGGCTGCGGCGGGCGACAGCATCGGCGCAGCAACCCTGCTGTGCACCATCAAGAACGGCGCCTCTGGCGTGACGTTCGACGATGCCACGCCCGGTGTCCTGCTCAAGCCCGCCGCCGAAACCTGGCAGGGCACGAACGCGGCCAGCGGCACGCCGTCCTTTTACCGCCTGGTGAAGTCGGCGGACACGGGCGGCGCCTCCACCACCGACCCGCGTGTGCAGGGCTCCGTAGGCGTCGTAGGCGCGGACCTGAATATCTCGGCCGGCACGTTGGTGTCTGGCGCTCCGCAGAGCATCAGCTACTACGCCGTGAGCCTGCTGGCGGTGTGATGGAGTTCCCGTCGCGTTCTGGTGGTGCGCAAGGGGGGCTCATCAAGGGCAACCTTTTTGCGCAGTCTGGCGCCCCTGCGTTCAGTAACACCAAGCATGGCGACAGCGTGATCCATCTGGTCAACGGGCGGATCTCCATCACACGCGAAAAGCCCGAGACGCCGCCCCCGTACCTGCTTCTGCCGTACTACAAAGACGGCATCCCGCGCCTGCTGCGCACCGCGGCAGAGGCCGAGGTGCCTGAATACGACGTACCCATCGCGCAGCTGCCTACACAGGCCATCACTGGGCGCGGCGTGTATGTCGGTGATGGCTATTTTTTGTGCATGGAGCGCGACCCAGGAGCCAAGGTGTCGCGCCCTGTCTTGGTAAACATCTACGAGCCGGAGGAGCCATTCGTCAACTCCACATTGCCTAGCGGCGGGCCATCGCCTGAGAACGTGATGGGGGCGAATGTGCAACTCAACGCTCCGTGGCTCATGGACTATGCCAACCCAGAAGGCGCTGGGTCGGTGTTCCCGACGCACATGGCCTGCGGATGGCGCGACAGCGAACGGCGGTATGGCTTCGCCGTGTTCGGCATCCTGCAGGAAGGCCCATCGTCCTGGATGGCATCGCGCTACGTCTGTATTGTCGGTGACACAGGTACGCGCACAATGTCCACGCATGCGCTCCCAACATTGCCGGACTCCACCATACCGATGCCCGGCGCAGGACCCGCCAACGAGTACAAGACGAGCTGGTGGGGGAACGAGTCCATTTACGGCATGCCGGAAACCCTCCAGGGCGACTTTCCCGGCTCTGCGCGGTGCTACTGCGTTGGGCCTGGGCACCTGCTCGCCCTCCTTGTTGGACAGGAGCGCCTTGGGTCCAGGGAATATGACGGCGGCCCAGGCGGCGCCGCCGTCCATGGCTTTATTTCTCCGAAGTGGCTCCCGGTAGGGTCTGCGCCTTACCTGTTGCGCTCGCGTGACTTTGGCGAGACATGGGCTATGGAGCGCGCAGATTTCCTGGTATCCGGCGAGGCGCCGACGACGCTCCACTTTATGGCGAGCTATGAGAATATCGACCCGCCGCAGCCGCGACCACTGCAGCGCGTGGGCGACTATGGCTACTTCATCGCTGCGCCGATAGGAGATGGCCGTGTGGTGATCGCCGCGCTCGGCAAGAACGAGAACATGCCGACCTATGACGCCTTGCGCACAGACGGTCACTCAGTCACAGTCCTGTCTGACCGCTCCTGGCGCTTCTACGTCAGCGACACCTCCGGTACAGGATTTACCAGGAAGGCCTGGCCTCTCGACGGTATGCAGGCGGCCGAGCCATGGATTGACATTCACTCGATGTTCGCCATGCCACGACAGCGCACTTACGAGCACCCGACTTTCTCGGCCATGGTACGGCCGTCTCGGGCCTACTCTTTTGGCCCTGGGCACTTCATCATTACGACCATCCGGTATGGTGTGGATCTTGGCAATGAAGCAAAGTACGACTGGGGGGAATACCCACAGGACTACCCCATCACCGTATGGTCCACCTATGACGGCGGCAATACGTGGCGGGCAGATAGGCTGCCTCAAGCTGCCACCCCGCACGCAGACGACCTGGGAACTTACTATTCAATGTACCCGAAGCCGCAGTTCCAGGCGAAAAGCGACGCATGGGCCGCTGCTTTCTTGGCGTTTGGATGTATAGATCCCGCAGCGGAGGATCAGAAGCCGGTGCTTACCTGCCTGCACTGGCGATTTGTCGAGAGCGCGGAGGTGTTTGTTTCGAGCGACCCAGACGACAACGTTGGCAGTCTTGAGATCGTTGCCAGCCTGTCTCCGACTGGAAACGCCGTTGTGCTATCAGACTATTCAGTTCCATCGACCTGGCAAAGAAGCAACACCGCCGAAGTCTTTTACACGGGCAACCTGTTGAGCGCTCAACGCCCGGAGTTGGTGTACCCCGGCTACCAAGAATTTGAGGAACCGTGACCATGGCCACCAGCACCCTACAGAAATCCCAACTGTACTCTGCGCCAGATCCTGGCACGCCGGACATCGTGACGGTTCGCACCTACGCGACCACGCGGAACGTCCCAAAGTACCAGTACGTAGTTACGTTCGTGCGCAGCGAAGCAGACCGCATCCTATACCCGAATATCAACCTCCCAGTCGTGCTCGTAATTGGCGGCGGGAAAGACGCGATATACACTTATAACTGGTACCGGCGGATCATCGTCGGCTACGAGACTCTGCAAAAAACGGCCACGGAGCGCGTGGTGACGCCCGGCCGGCCACCCGGTGCGCCGACGCCAATGCCTCCCGCCTGGGACGCGACCGCCTGGTCCATCGAGGCATTCCCAGACCCGATGGCGGCGACGTTCGTTGTCGGGCCAGGACCAAACCGTGGCGTGCGCGCTGGACTCACGTTCCGCGCAGTCGATGCTGGCACGGCCGAGACGAACATTGCCCACGGCTTCAAGATCGAAGGCGGCCTCGCCTACGCCTTTACCTCCCCGCCACCCGGTGCGCCGAGCGCACCGGGTACGGCAGTGCAGATCCACCCTTACCTCAGCGCACCGCCGGGCACCGTGATGCGCATTGAGGTCGTCGGCGGGAAGGTGCGCTACCTTGTGGGCGGCACGCTGATGGCAGAGCAGCCTTCTTATCTCGGGCAACGGCCGGTGCACCTTGCGGCAGCGTTGTACTCGACAAGCGACACCGTGCTGGGCCCCACCATCGAGGCGCTGGATGCCGTGGGCGACGGCCGACTGAATCTGGCGCTGGTGGCGCAGGGCGGCGTCTCCAATTCGGGCCGGCTCAAGCTGCGCGTCACGGCCGGCGGCGGCCACGCCGATGCGGGCGCCAAGTTGCGCCTGTTCGCCCAGGGCACGGACGGCTCGCCCGGAACAGGAACCGCCAAGCTGCGCCAGCCGACCGCAGCAGGCTTTGGCTACACCGGTGCGGACGGCATAGGGACTGCGAAACTTCTGCAGGGCATCGTTGCGCTGGGGGCTGACTCGGCCTACGCTGGCGGCCGGGCATCGCTGGCGCTGGCCTTCTACGGCCGGACGGAGGAACCCGATGCGGGCATCGCCGGCTTCCTGGCAGGCGACATGCAGGTGCTGGAGTCCACCGCGGCATTCCCCCACGGCGGGTTTCGCTCGGAAGCGCTCGGCGGCGTGTCCTTCGACGGGGCGGTATCGCCCGGCGTTCCGCTGCGTGCGGCGGGGCGGCTTGGCACCAGCCTCAAGGCATCGCTGCGCGTGCTGGAGGCGCTGCGCACCGCCGGCGCCCTGAGTGGCGGCATGCACGGCACCACCGTGCTCGACGTAGCGCTCGTTGCGGGCGCAGCCGCGGGCCTGCCACTTACCGGCATGCTGATCGTGACCGGGCAGCTCAACGCCGACGGCGTGATGGACGCCAGGCTCTGGTCTGGGCGCACTACCGATGTGCAGCACGATGCAGAGGCCAGCGCTGACCTGCAGCTGACGCCCCAGCAGATCCTGACGGCGGCGCTGCAGGCGCTGGGCCACATCGGCGCCGAGATGGGGGTGCCCGGACAGAACGTGTCGGTGTGGTCGGTCAATGCCGAGACAGGTGCAAGCGCGGCCTACGAGGACTATCCGTTCAACAGCTTCGCCACCATCGGCGGACGCCACTTCGGCGCGGCCTCTGACGGCATCTACGAGCTGGTGGGCGACGACGACGCCGGGGTGCCGATCCAGGCGCACCTGAACCTGGGCAAGCGCAATTTCGGCACCTCCAAGCTCAAGGCCATGCCCTACGCCTACCTGGGCGTGGCCAGCGACGGCCTGATGGTGGTGCGCGTCACGACCGAGGGCGCGAGCTACACCTACAAGGCCCGCGCGGCCAGTGCAGAAATGCAGACGCAGCGCGTGGACTTTGGGCGCGGCCTGCGCGCCAACTACTTCACGCTGGAGCTGATGAACGAGAACGGGGCCGACTTCGACCTCGATGTCATCGAGCTGGCAGCCACACCACTGACCCGGAGGATCTGAACATGGCAACCGAAAGCACGAACATCAGCATCATCATGCTGGACCGCATATGGGAGCTTCTCAGCGGGATCGTCGCGGAAAAGACTGGGGTAGCGGACGCCAAACTGGAAGCGGCCATTGCCGCCGCCAACGGGGTTGATGTGAACCTGGACACATCCGGGGCCACTGCAGCGGCGGACGCTATCAACGCCATCACCACCCCGAAGCTGGGCCCCATGACTCCGCCGGGCACCCCCGCGACACTGCCCACGGCTCCGACACCCGGCACTGCCCCGTCGATCGTCCCGACGCAGATGCCAGCGCTCGGAAACATCGACGGCCTGGGCGACTATGGCGTGCCGCCCGTCTTTGACGAGACCGACGCTTTCACCATGGAGGGGCTGCGTAACCTCTATGAAAATGACCGCATGGAAATGCTGCAGGAGCTGAAAAACTCCTTCACGCAGTTCATGGACCAGTATTTCCCGCCGGGCGGCTACTTCGACAAGGCCACGGACTGGCTGGAGCGCGCGCTGGAAGCCAACGGCACCGGAATCCCCATCATCGTGGAGTCGGCCATGTGGGAGCGCGACCGCGCCCGGCTGACCGGTGAGTCCGCCAGGGCAGAGGACGAGGCGCTGACCGCGTGGGCATCGCGCGGCTACACCCTGCCGCCCGGGGCGCTGGTGCATGGCCTCAACACCATTCGCGCCGGGCTGACCAATGCCTTGAGCACCCAGTCGCGCGACATTGCCATCAAGGTGACGGACGTGCATGTGGAGAACGCCCGCTTTGCTGTCGGCCAGGCCGCACAGATCCGCTCGCAGGCCATCGGCGCCGCGGTGGAGTATGTCAAGGCGCTGATGGTGAGCCCGCAGTATGTCGGCCAGTGGCTCGGGGCCCTGATTGACGGCAAATCCAAGCTGGTCGGCGCCCAGGCAGACGTGTACCGCACACGCGCTGGCGTGGCCACCGATGTGTTCAAGGTCGGCGCGCAGACGGAGTTGGAGAAGTTCAAGACCACCGCTGACGTGGCGCTGGAGTCGGCCAAGACCCAGAACGCCACCGGGCTGGAGGTGTACCGCGTGGGCGCGGACGTGAACCGCCAGCAGTTCGCGGCAGAGCTGGACCTGTACCGCACTTCGGAGCAGTTCCGTCTGGAGCACTTCAAGACCGTAGAGGACCGCATGCTGCGCTACTTCGAGGGCGAGCTTCGCGCGGCGACCGTAAAGAGCGAGCTGCTGACCCGTTCTGGAGAGCTGGCCGCCCGGGTGAGCGAGGCCAACGCCCGCATTGAGCTGGACAAGGCGAAGATGCAGGTGGACGCGGCCATGGAGGCAGCCAAGATGATTGCCACCCAGTGCGCCGCCGCACTGAACAACATGCAGCTGCAGGCTCAGGCCAGCAACCAGTCCACCACCAGCGGGCGGATCGGCGTGTAAACTGCGCCCAACCAAGGAGAACGGACATGAAGAAGTTCAACGACCCGGTGGAGAAGGCCGGAGAGTGGCTGGGCGGTACGGACGAGGGCACGCCACGCTGGTGGCTCGTCCTCAAGGTCCTGGCTGGAGTAGTCGGCCTCGGCGTGCTGGTGTACGTGCAGGTCGCTCCGCACTTAACGCGGTAAAATCCCCGCATCTCACCGGAGCCTCGCGGCCATGAAGGTGTTCCAACCAAGGAACACCCACATGGCCGATTACGACGCCCTCGACCGCATGTCCCGGACTCTCCGGGGCGGCAACCCCCTCCCTCCGCGCTCGCCTGTCGGCAACATGGCCGAGTCCCTGGCGCGCAACGCACGCGCGGCTGCGCCCGAGGGGCCGGCCGTCCGCCCCACTGCCCCGCTGCCCCCCGACGCTGCTGCGGCGTACGACTCCTCGCCCGAAGGGCGGGCAACAAAGGCCCAGACTCTCAGAGAGACCCGAGGCTATTTCCAAGGCAGTCCAAGCGCTGCCCCTACCACCGCCCCTCTCGCCCAGGCCGCACCGGCGACCCCCACAGCGGCGACCGCGGGGCCGTCGACCCTGCGCAAAACCGCTTCCGCCCTCGGCAGCGGCCTCCTATACGGTGGCGCAGGCGTAGCAGGTGCGCTTGCCGCTGGCGGCCTTCGTGATGCAGGTAAGGGCGGCCCAGCCGTAGCCGTGCCTGGTGAGCGCCAGGCGGGCGACAGCGCCACCAGCACGCAGATCCCGACGGGCGGGTACCGCTCCGCACCCGATGCGCAGCCCTACAACTTCTGGACCGACAGTGAGGCCGGACGCAACATCGGCAACGCAGTCAACGCAATTGCCCCCCTGGGCGGTGTGGCGATGGCCGCCCGCGCGCCCGGCGCTGCTTCCCGCGCGTTCGGCGTCGCAGACGCGGCTCTCGGCGGGCTCTCCGCCGGCATCCATAACGAGCGCGCCTCAGCGAACACCGCCACGAGCGCGGCGCAATCGCCGGTAGGGACGTCGGTCGAAGAAGCCCAGAAAAAGGGGCTGATCGGCGAGCGCGTGGGGTACGACCCGGCGTACGACCAGCGCCTGACTGGCGAGGCAGCGCCCGCCGCACCCAACCCCGGCAACGTCACCCGCAACGGCAACGAATACAGCGGCACGAATGTGCGCGGTGACATCACGGTCAACGGCTTCGCCCCCGGTGCCGGACTGAACCTGGGCAGCGGCCCGAACGCCCAGAACATGGCTGCTGCGAACAACCTCGCCGCAACCGACTCTCTGCGCAGCCAGGGCGCAGCGCTCGGCGGCCAACCCGCCGGTGGCTCTGGCATCCCGACGATGCCGCAGACCCTGCACTCGGGCAACGACTGGGCGTCGCGCAAAAACCTTGAGAACCTGCGCACGTCAGCCGGCAGTATCTACGACAGCCAGTCGCAGTGGGGCAACAAGGCGAAAGCCGCCGCAGACGTGGGCGCATTCCAGAACGCCCAGGCCATGGACACCGCCGCACGAACCGGCTCTGACCCCGGCTCCATCTCCCGCAACAGCGCTCAGGCCTCGATGTTCGGCAGCAAGACCGCCGCCGACGCGTCGCGCTACGGCTCCGACAACTCCCTGCGCAGCCAGATGTACAGCTCCGACGCTCAGCTCGGCGCCAAACGCATGGAGATGCAGCGCGGCCTGCAGCAACAGCAGCTGAAGGGTGCGATCTTCCGGGAGGCCGGAGGTAAGCCGGAAGTGGCGGCGCAGATCGCCGCCAGCTACGGTCTGGACCCGAAGGACTTCACGGACATGGCCAGCGCCAGCCAGACGCGAGACCACAACGCCACCACCAACGCCCGCAAGCGCCTGGAGGGCATGGCGGTGCGCAGCGACGACAAGGGCGGCACGGTCGTGGACCCGGGCCGCCTAGCCCGTCTGGAGAGCACCCTGGGCAAGATGGCCCCAGGCTGGCAACACATGAGCGAGCCTGAGCAAGCCAAACACCTCGCCTCCGCCGAAGCCGGCGTCAACCTGATCGAGGGCCTCAACGACCGCCGCAATAACGGCTTCTGGCAGTCCGTCGGGGTCGACGGGTCCAGCGCCAGCCTGGACAAGCTGCCCATCGAGGCCATGAAAGGCGGCCGCCTAAAGACCGTGAGGGCACTCGAGGGCGCCTTCACTGGCGGGGGCGTTGAGCGCAAAGACTACGTCATCGAGACCAAGGACGGCCACAAGCTGTACCTGCCACGCGACAAGGTCAACCAGGGCGAGCTCGAGCTACTCAAATCACGCGGCGTCGACATCAGCAGCCTGCAGAAATAAGGACACGACATGGCAACGCTCCGCGACCCTCTCTTCGCCCCCAACACCGTCTCGATTGACGAGATGCAGCAGCTGCAGGATGCCGACAAGGGGTCTCTGCGCCGTGGCTGGGAAGCCGGCCGCATCGGCTCCGAGCGCAACGCGCTGGGTATCGACGAACTTGCCGCCCGTGATGCGGGCGACATCCAGCGCGCCGAGACCCTGCGCATGCAGAACGATGCGCTCGGCCAGGCCCAGGCCCGTGTGGCCCCCGAGGTCCAGCGGGTCGAGGACATCAACTGGGAGCCAGGCAAAGCGCTGAACTGGTTCGGCGGCGCGGTAGGGCAGGGGCTGGCCTCGATGGCCGAGCCTGTCGCCGCAGCCACTGCGCTGGGCGGCATCGGGCGCGTGGCCGGCATGCTGCCGGGGACAGCGGGCAAGGTGGGGCGTGCCATCGGCACCGTCGGTGCGCCAGCGGCGGCGTTCGGCATCAACCAGCGCCAGATGGCCGGCGAGTTCGCCAACAACGCCATGCAGGGCCCGGAGCTCATGGCGCGCACGTCGCCGCAGGACCTGTATCAGACCGCTAACCTGTACGGTGCGGGCGCGGGCCTGCTGGACACGGCGCTTCCGGGCGTCATCGGCCACCAGCTGACCGGCGGCGCGCTGCGTGCCGGCATGAAGGCTGCGGGCGCAGGCATGGGCCCTGCAGCGAAGACCGGGCTCGGCATGCTCGGTGAGGGTACGACGGAGTACCTGCAGGGCAAGGGCAGCCAGCTCGTCCAGGGCATGCTCAACCCGAACCGCGACACGAGCGGCGACGCTTCTGATGACCTGAACAACTTCGCGGGCGGCATGGCCGGCGGGGGTCCGCTCATCGCCGCTGGCGCCTACGCCGACGCAGGCTACCGCCGCGTGGGGCAGGCTGCAGACATGGTCGGCACCAAGACCGGCGAGATGGTTGATCTGGCCAAGGAGAAGTACGACGGCAGCGCGCTGCAGGGCGGCGTGGACAAGGCCATGGCCGCCGGCAAGCAGAAGGCCGGTGACATGGTCGATCTGCTCGACCATGTGCGCGGCGACGACGGCAAGGTCAGCCTGACCAAGATGGCCGATCTGGTCGAGAGCGCGCGCGACAGCGCGAACGGCCTGGTGCAGCGCTACAAGGTCTCGAACGAAGAGCGCGACCTGCTGAACCTGACGCCCCCGGCAGGCATCGCCGAAGACCAGGCCGAGCACGACGCGTGGCTCGCACAGGCAGACGACCAGCGCCTGCAGTTCGTGGGCGGGCGCCTGAACGACATGGCCGAGGCCGACCCCCGCGCCGCAGACATTCTCGACCGCATGGCCGCCGCGCAGTCCCGTGACGAGCAGGTCACCATCGCCGACGAAGGCGCGAAACTGATCCTCGAGACCAACGAGATCGAGCAGCTGGCCAGCCGGGGCGAACGCGCCGCTGCTGCCATGGGCGAGATGGCCTCGGAGGGCGCAAGCGCGCTGGGCAAGGGCGCTGTCGCCGTGGGCAAGGGCGCGATGAAGTTCGGCAAGGCCGTGTTCGACGGCGCAGCCGCAGAGGCGCGCAAGAAGAATGCGCAGGGCGGGGTTGACACTTCCTACGACGCATGGGCCAAGCGCCGCGACGAGATGCGCGGCGGTGCGCTGCCCATCGACGATCAGGTGAAGCGCCAGCAGGCCGGCAACCGCGCACTCGACGCCGAAGCCATCAAGAACGACCCCAAGAAGGCTGCAGCGATGGAGCGCAGCCGCCGCCGTGCTGAGCTGTACGGCGAGATCCTGGAAGCGGAGGCGCGCACGGCTCGCGCCGTCTCCGCTACTCGCGCCGACCCCGCGGTCGAGCAGGCCTTCGGCCTCATCACCCGCCACGCCGGCTTCGAGCTGGCAGACATCGCCGAGAGCTGGGGCATGAAGGGCCCGAAGCAGCAGGGAAGTGTTGGGCTGGCTGCCGGCACCCGGCAGACGCCCGCGCTGACCATGGCCCTGGACCGCATCGCCAACAGCCTGCGCGTAGCGCTGCGCGACCGTGCTGCCCCCGCACTGGACCAGCTGCAGGCCCAGGCCGAGCAGTCGAGCGCCCCGCTGTTCGACTATGTGCGTGAGCGCATCGCGTCGTCGGGCACGCCCGCTGGCCGCAAGGCTGCCGAGGCGGTGCGCACCAACGTCGCCAACGAGCTCATGATGCTGGTGCCGACCGAGCGCCGCACCGAGATCATGCGCAGCGAAGCGGGCGGCGGTAAGCTGAACCGCGCCTGGCTACTCGAGTCGGTTGAGGCGCTGGCCAACGGCCACGAGTCGCCGAAGTTCCGTGCCACGCTGGACGAGGCGTTCGGCAAGGAGATCGTCGACGAGATGATCGGCCGCCTGAACACCGCAGGCGTGGCACCCGGCAAGCTCATGCGCGGCACGGTCGACACTGGCGACGAGAGCCTGGTCGAAGCCACGGTGAACGAGGACGGCGAGTACGAAGCCGAGACCACCGAAACCTCTGATTTCGACAAGCGCCAGAACGAGAAGAAAGTCGCCAAGGGCTCAGGCCCCAAGGTGTACGGCTTCGCCAAGACTGCGGGCCAGTCGCTGCGCGGCAGCACTGACCGCCGTGACCCGTTCTCGCCCATCAGCAAAATGTCTCCGTCCGAGGCGCTGGCATTCAAGGACGAGAACCTGCAGCGCAAGGCCGAAGGGCTGGAGCCGCTGGCCGGTGCGCCGGCGAAACGCCCGGGGCTGTTCAAGCTGACGGACACCCTGTTCGATGGCGGCAGCGCGATCGAGAAGAAGATCGCCGACATGGAGGCCGTCACCAAGAAGACCGGCCACCGCGTGCGCGCGCAGTCTGCGCTCGAGGTCATGCAGGACCTGAAGTTCCAGCCGGCCAAGATCCTGTCGGTCTACCGCGACTACCTGCGCCAGGACGCCGGTAACGACAAGCTGACCGACGACGAGCGCAAGACGTTGACGGCCATGGCCAACAAGGCCAACCGCGCGGTGCTGGACGTCATGGATGCAGGGGGAGGGCGCACAAACACAGCTGAGCTGACACCGGGGCAGCAGCCCATCAAGGACTTCAAACGCAAAACATCCCTTGAGATGGCGCTGGAGGATTACTTCGTCGCGCATGGTATGAAGGGCAAGCCCGCGGGCAAAGAAGGCGGCTCCGGCGAACGCGTCGACAAGGCTGAGCGCAAGGAAATCGCCCAGGCCGCCGAGGCCTACTTCAAGGAGCGCTACGTCGCCGTGGCTGAGCAGCTCAGCGACGCCGTGCCTGACCGCATCGAGCTGACCGAGCTGTTGAGCATGGGCCGCGACGGAGCCAAGGCCGTGGAATTCGCACGGAACCAGGGCGACCAGGAGAACGCCGTCCTCGACGAAGCCAACCTCATCACGTTCCAGTCCGACCTGCTGCGCACCAAGGACCGCGGGCTGCACATCCGGGCTGACACCCTGGTGAACTGGGTGCGTGCCCAGCGTGCGCGCAACGAGACCAAGGCCGACGCCAAGGAGGACAACTCCAACCGCGCCAAGAACCAGGCCTACCTCGACGACCTGCTGGAGGGCATCACTGCGGTGACGACCAGCGGACTGGTGGACGAGAAGATGCCCACCCGCATCAACGCCAAGGGCGAGTACGAGTCGTTCGCCAAGAGCATCCCCCCGAGCCTGCGCCTGGTCACCTCGACCTACGGCGCCATGATGAAGGGCAAGAAGCAGGCCGCCGAGAAGCGCGGCCGCGTGGAAGACCCGCTCGGGCCGAACGAGGAAGACGTGGCCCAGGACCAGGCGCGCAACGAAGAGTTCTTCGTGGCCGACCCGCTGGAAGGCCTGGAGCCTGAACCCGCCGCCAGCCGCGCGCAGGGGCAGACGATGACTGCCGAGGAAGAGGGGCAGTTCGCCGCCCTGGACACCGCCAAGGAGCGCCGTGAATTCCTCAAGGACTTGGGCCTGAAGAAGAGCGGCGAGCAGTTCGGTGACGCGCGCCCGGAGGAAGCCAAGACCGACGGCGAAGGCGCCACGCCCCTAGACTTTTTCCCCAAGCAAAAGCGCGGCGCGGTGCCGGATGAGTTCGCCGACCAGCAGTTCCGCAGCACGAACAAAGCCGCCGACGTGTCGGTGGGCCCCGAGAACAAGATGTCGGCCATGCGCCAGGCCCCTGCGCGCGGCGAGGCCATCGTCTCTGCCCTGCGTGCGGACTTCGCGGCCGGTGTGGCGATGATCGAGTCCCGCCTGCGCAGCGCCCAGCGCCCCGAGTTCATCGCCGACAAGAAAGCCCGCGAGACCTCGGCGGTGGGCGGCCAGCACTACGTGATACCGCTGGCCTACGCGCTGAACGCTGACACCCTCGGCAAGCTCGACCTGGGCCCAGCAGAAGCCAAGAAGCTGACCGCATTGCGCGGCGAGGCTGCCAAGATCATCCTGCTGGCCGACAAGCTGAAGGAGAACCAGAAAGTTGCACTCACCAAGGCCATGGCCCCCGCCACCTCGGTCGACAAGGTGAACCTGGCCAACTACGCGAAGCTGCTGCAGAAGGCCGCCCAGGCTGCCCCGGAGGTGGCGGCAGCCGGAGCCCCAAAATCCCAACCGAAGCCCAGTGGGGCGGCTGACTGGTCCGACACTGGCGCGCGCAAGTTGAGCGCCATGTCGTCCGAGATCCACAACGACCTCGGGCGTGGCGGGTTTGCTGCCACGCACGACTCGCCCATCCGCCACGAGGGCAAGTTCAACTGGCGTGAGCACACCGGCAAGGGTGAGGGCAACGCTGCGTTCGGTGCGGGCACGTACCTGTCGACCGGCGACAAGGTCCACAACTTCTACAAGAAGATGATGACGGAGAAGGTGCGCGGGTCAGGGGAAGCGCTCGAAGCGGCGTACAAGATCACGTCTGGATACGCCGCAGAGCAAGAGATCGTGGATGCAGTGAGGGGTCTCGGGCCGAACGCGACGATCGAAGACGCGCGTGAGGCGGCCGTCGAAGTGATGAAGCAAGAGCCGGGCTACGACGACGAAGATGGCGACGGCGTCCCGCGCCAAATCGCCCGACGCATTCAGTCGGGCAGAGCCGATGAGTACCTTCACACGATCATCGCCGAGAAGATCGACCCGGACGCAAAATCCCCCACCTACCACGTCTCCGTCAACGCCATGAAGGCGCAGCTGCTGAACTGGGACAAGCCGCTGTCCGAGCAGAGCAGCTACGTGAAGAAGCGGCTGGAAGGGGAGCTGCGCTGGAAAGCTGAAAAGCGCTGGAGTGGCGAAACATCGACCAACCTCGTTGTAGGCAATACGGCGTTCGGCAAACCCATCTGGGGGCCTGACAGCAACCCTGCCGGTAAGTATCTTGTGGCCTCGAGCCCTCTGGACCGGTATGGGGACAAGTTCGACACCCTAGAAGAGGCCAAGAAGTTTGTCGCGGACGAGGCTAAGGCCGGGTCGCTCTCGGGTGACTACATCTACAAGGGCCTGACGCAGCGCCTCGGCTCCCAAGCCGCCGCGTCCGACTACCTCCAGAGCCTGGGCATCCTGGGCCACGAGTACGCCGCATCCAACGGGCGCGACGGCAAGACGCCGAACTACGTGATCTACGACGACAGCAAGATCACCACGAACTACGTCCACTTCAACCGCCAGGGCGGCAACGCCCGCGTGGCCACCCAGGCCGAGATGGACGAGGCCAAGGCCTACGTCCGCAAGGTCCTGGGCCCGCAGATCAAGGTCGAGTTCAAGGACATCACCGGCTATGCGGGTGAGTGGCTGGACGCCGAGCAGGCGATCCAGATCAGCACCACCGCTGCCCCGGGCGTCCTGCACACCGCCTACCACGAGGCGCTGCACGGGTTCTTCAGCAAGTTCGTGAAGAGCGACCCCCGGGTGCTGGACGTCCTCAAGAACCTGGCCCAGAACGACAAGATCCTGGCTCGCGTGGCTGCGCTGCTGGCCGGGCACCCTGCGGCGATCGATCAACTCAAAAGCGGTGAAGAACGCCTGGCTTATATCTATCAATTCTGGGCCGCTGGCAAGCTGGACCTGCCCATGGGCAAGCCCCGTACGATGCTCCAGAAGGTGCGCAAGTTCTTCCGGCGTGTGCTGGGCTTAGTCAAGGATTCTGAGCGTGCTGTAGCCCTGTTTGAGGCCTTCCACGGGGGTCAGCTGGCCGAGCCAAGCGCCGCCGGTAAGGTCATTGCCCGAGTACTGGATGAAGGTACAGGTGTTTTGAAGGCCCGGCGCAGTATGGACGGCCTGACCCAGTGGCTGGCGGCAAAAACCATGCCAGCTGAGACCGTCCTGGCGACCAGCGAGAGCAAGGCCGCTCAGGCCCTGGCCAAGGAGTTCTTCACGAACCCGGGCGACGAGACTGCGGGCAAGGAGGCCGAGGGCTACCTGAACGCCCGCCGCCGGGTGGCCGCCCGCTACAACAACACCTTCGCCCAGGCCATCCGGGGGTTGAGCGACCGCGACCTGACCGAGGTGGCCAAGCTGCTGCAGGACGAGGCCGAGCTGGCGGACATCCCGTACGCTCCGCACCGCGAGGCTGTAGGCAAGATCCGCGGCCTGCTGCAGCGCTTCTACAAATACATGAGCGACGAGCGCGGGCTGGAGCTGGGCCACGCCGGTGAGAAATACTTCCCCCGCGTGTGGAACACCCACCTGCTGCACGAGAAAAAAGACCAGTTCGTGCAGATGCTCGCCACCCACTACGACGCCGTGCTCGAGCAGGGTGCCCAGGGCAGCAAGGGCAAGCTTTCCAAGGAGCAAGTGGCAGAGCGCATCTGGCGCGCGCTGGTGGACCGCGAAGGCGTGAACGACAAGCTCGACGCCCAGCGCCAAGACGGCGTGCTGGCCCCGTTCTTCGCCAGCAAGGAAAACCGCACTTTGGCGTGGCTGTCCGGTGAGCACGCCCAACCGTTCCTCGAGAAGAATCTCGTGGCGACGCTGAGCCGCTACTTCCACCAGGGCGTGCGCGCAGCGGAATACACCGACCGCTTCGGCGCTGACGGCGAAGCCCTGGAGGCCAAGCTGATGGAAATCCAGGGCGAGCTGACCGAGCTGTCGATGGCCAAGCTGCAACGCAAGGAGTTCAAGGACGACGCCGCCCGCGCCAAGTGGGTGTCCCGCCAGTACCGCGACGTGGCCGAGGCCGTGGGCGCAATGGAGGGCACGCTGGGCAAGGATGTGTCGCCCACGGTGCGCAAACTCAACAGCTGGGTGACGGTCTACCAGAACGTGCGCCTGCTGCCCCTGAGCCTGTTCGCCTCGTTCGTCGACCCGCTGGGCATGGTGGCCCGGGGCGCGACGATGCGCGAGGCCTACGACGCCTTCCTGCGCGGCATGAAGGAGGTCGTCACGAACTGGGGCGACATGTTCCGTGAGGAGCCCAAGGAGCGCCAAGCCGACCAGTGGGAGAAGCTGGCCGAGCACGTCGGGGCGGTGGACGCGGCGCTGTTCGCCCACCATGTGAGCGATGAGTATTCGTCGGTGTACATGGAGCGCGGTGCCAAGACCATCAACGACACGATGTTCAAGCTCAACGGCATGGAAGCCTGGAACCGCGGCATGCGCGTGGCCGGGGTGAAGAGCGCGGTGGCTTTCATCGAGCGTCACGCCGGCGGTGCAGACAAGATCCACAGCACGCGCTGGCTGGAAGAGCTGGGGCTGGACCCCAAGAACATCCCGCTGGACACCGAAGGCAAGCTCATCACCGACAAGAGCGTGCTGATGCAGCAGAAGGGCATGGGCAAGTCCCAGGCCGAGCGCGAGATCGACGCGGTTCACTACGCGATCAACCGCTGGGTCGAAGGCGCCATCCTGACGCCCAACGCAGCGCAGCGCCCCGCCTGGGGCAGCGACCCGCACTACAGCATGTTCTTCCACCTGAAGCAGTTCAGCTACAGCTTCCACCAGACCATCCTCAAGCGCGCGGTGAAAGAAATGAACCACGGCAATCTCGCCCCCATGGGCGCGTTCGTCTGGTACATCCCGACCATGATCGCAGCGGACATCACCAAGGGCCTGATCCAGGGCGGCGGCGAGCTGCCTGCGTACATGAAGGGCTACGACGCGGGCGACTGGATGATGCACGGCGTACAGCGTGCTGGGCTGCTGGGGGCCGGACAGATCGGCGTGGACGCAGGCGAAGACATGTTCTCACTGGCAGGGCCGGGCGTGGAGCAGATGATCGACGCGATGCGCGACCCGCTGAGCGACACAACGATCAAGGCGCTGCCGGCGCACGGGCTGTACGCTCAGGCGCTGCGCTGAACCCGCGCCCCATAAAACCGGAGCCCAAAAGAAAAGAGCGCCTCGGCGCTCTTCTTTCATTACGGTCTGTTCCGTAAACTCTGTATAGGTTATTTCTTCTATCTACTACTTATATAAATATTTTATTTTCTTGAAAGAAAGTAAATATAAGTATAAGAATACAAGGAATAGAAAAGAGTCAGGCAGCCTTGGCGGCCGCGCGCTTCTTCTTGGCCCACTGGTACGTGCCGTGTCCGACGAGCAGGATGCCGACGGCTGCACGGAGTGCTTTGTAGGCTGCACGCAGCAGGCGGGCGATGGCGAAGAAAGTGGTCATTGGTCGTCCTCTGGTTCGTCTTCGAGCTGGACGACAGTGTCGTCCCAGGTCTCGTGAGTGATGACCACGACCGAGCCCTGCGAAGGGTCGGTGGGGTCGATGCGGTAGCGCGACAGGATCGTGCCGGTGCGCTTCATTGCCAGCTCGTTGCGCTTGGCTTCTCGCGGCGTGATGTTGCCGTGGTCATTGATGGCGTGCCGTGCGATCAGGTCCAACGGCAACCGTTTGAGCTTGATCTTCGCCGCCTCAGTGACGCGTAGGTTGCCGAGCAGAAAGTTGGCGTACATGGTCAGGCCCT